TTATTCAACCTCTAGTGTTAACTCTATTTTTTTATCACCTTCAATTACAACTTTATACTGTCCTGGCTTAGTTGATGGCCCTACTTTCCATGTCCAAGATACATTACCATTTGCATCCGCTTTCTTAGGTTCTAATCCCGATGCCTTGCTTGCTCCAGATGAGTAATATACAGATATAGTATATTCTTTGCCAGGAGTCCCCTGGATACTTGCAGTAGCATTTTCTCCTGCCTTCACCTTTAGCACGTTTCCGGTTTCGCTAGTTGATGGGGCTGTTGGCTGGGTTGACTGACTTGGTGCAGTAGGCTCAGTAGCCTTTTCTTCATAAGCCCATAGGCCCTTATTTCCGTCTCTAGCAACTGTCTGTAGAGCTTTGAAATCCTCCACATACTTCACATTTGGTGGAAAAGTGGCTACCTTTGCATAACCTTCTTCCAGGAGCGTCTTATTATACATCTTTCCATTGATCCATACATAGGCCAAAAGTCTGCCGTACTTATCCCGCTCTTGCACGTCGAATTCTAGCTCTATTTCCTTACCTTCCAGTAAGCCCTTTGTAAATATTGAAGCAATTTCGCCAAATTCGTTATTTTTCGCTGCATCCGGATGGACAGATTCCGGAGTATCTACACCGATGAGTCTTACCTTTTCTTTTGCTCCATTGTACTCAATCTCTAGCGTATCTCCATCAACAACTCTAAGGACCTTATATGTAGTAGCAGCTGCACCGCTCTTGATCACAACAGTCTTTGTGGCTGCATCCCAATCTACCTTTGCACCTAGAGCCTCGGCAATGAATCTGGCCGGAACTAGAGTCCTACTATTAATAATCGTTCCCGGTACATCAAGGTCTTTTTTCGCCCCATTAATTGTAGCTGTTTTGTTGCCAATTGTAAGTACTATAGTCGTGCTTCCTTTTGTACCAGTTACGGTCTTTGTCGGATTGTCCCAGTCTAAGGTTGCCCCAAGTGCTTCAAATATTGCTCTTAAAGGTACCAGAGTTCTCCCTTGAACCACCGCTGGCGGAACATCAAATTGCAGTTGCTTTCCATCTACAGTAACCTTTGTTTCATCAGTCGCTGCGAAAGCCGGAAAACTAAAAAGCATAGCAGTAATGATTAAAAATGCTATAATCCTTCTCATAAAATCCCCCCAAAATTATTATATTTACTATTTTGCCATACTTTTACAAATTCCTTTTCTTATCGCTCGACAAATTGCGCCATTTGTAAAACGAATTAATGTATGAAAAATAATTTCAATTTTTCTAAAATATTTTGATTTTGTGTGTTGACAATCAAATTTGAATTTGGTATACTTAAATCAAGATAAAGGTATTAAAGCTGCGGTTGCGATAAGACAACGAGCTAAAGGAGAAATGAAAATGAAACAATTATTAGAGACAGCGGTAAATAAGTTAATGGCACCTTATACACCAGAGCAAGTGCAAATGATGCAAACAGAAGTAAATCAAATTATATCTGACATACTTGCCAAAGCAGAAACAATTAGACCAGCGTGCACAAGCGACAAGGCAGCTTTGCAAATGGCAGTAGTTGACGGATTATACGCAACAGATGACCGCAAAAGAGCAATGGCTATGATGATTATAAAAAATATATAGGAGGTAATATCATGAAAAGAACAACTTACAAAGGCTACATCATTGATACTGACAACCTTGGCAGACAGTATGTGTATAACACCGATAGTCCTTACAGCGAAGATAGTGACAAAATAGTTATTGGTGTAGGCCACAAACTCTCAGCAATCAAAGCCGCTATCGATAAGGCTATAGATTTGGGGTATTGGGCAGTGGTCGATACCCATTCCTGGGGTGGCTCCAGGGAAGGAGCTGGAAGGCCAGCAACAGGAAGAAAAAGACGACAAATTTATGTGACAGATGAGGAGTACGAGCAGATTAAAGATTTGATTGATCAGATGAGAGACGGAGAGAAAAATGAGTAACGATTTAACTGGCCAAAGATTTGGCAGGCTCACTGTACTAAAAAAAGTAGGTATCAAAGGTAAAAACTCTAATTACCTATGCGTTTGTGATTGCGGCAACGAGTTAGAGGTAATTAGACCATCACTGGTAGATGGATCTACGATGAGTTGCGGATGTTTAAAAGCAGATTTAGATAAAAATATTGGGCCAAAACTTAAAGAGTTAGCAGGATTTGTAGAGGGGACTTGTGTATCAGTTTTAAAAAGCGGTTTGAGCAAAGTAAATAAAAGCGGTGTTAAAGGTGTATGTTGGGACAAGACACGTAAAAAATGGGTAGCTCAAATAACCTTTAAGCAAAAGCATTACAATCTTGGGAGATACTCAGATATCGAGCAAGCAAAAAAAGTTAGGAAAATCGCTGAAGAAAAGCTATTTGGAGAATTTTTGGAATGGTACGAAAAAGAATATAAAAGTAAAGTTGATAATGCAAATAACCCGCCTGATGATGACTTGGAGGGCACAGGTCGAAACCAATGATCCAGAATGCTCCGGGGAAGTCGCGGGATACCCGTCGCCACAGGGGATAATATGGCGCCCCTTTTATATAGATTGTACTTTGACAACTAAATAAAAAAAACAGGAGCCTAAGCCCCTGCATTCTCATCCTTGCCATCATCTGGTATCGTTTTTTGATGCTGCTTAATTAACTGATTGGTGTAGACAGCTGCCCCAGTAACAAGGACACCCTGCACCACGGCCTGTACGATTTCCTCAGGTGTAGATCTCGGGGTAACTCCCATCATAGCCAGTGCACCAGCCACTCCAAAAATAAGCAATATAGCTGGTATCCAGTTATCTTTGATTTGATCCCACTCCTTAAGGATCGTTCCCAACACGTAAAGCGCTGGAATTAAAATAAGCGCTTGATCAAAAATAAATGTACTAAAATCCATAAAACACTCTCCTCTCAATTTACCATGTAATAACCGAGTATAACCGTCTTGTGGTTGATTTGATCAGTTTACCCCCTACTTTAAGTACCGTAGACCCCCCAGCATCCAGGGTGATACCTTTTGTACAACCTAGATTTTTAAGTGTCTGCTGTCCCCTTGCAGCATTAGACTGTGGCCTAACTGCAATGATGATTTTTTTCTTCTCAGGATTCCACCCAATGACCGGTCTATCTGTTATCCTGCCGATGTCGGCAAAGGCTCCGGTAAACCCTTCTTCTTTCATCATGATTTTAGGAAGGATGCTGCAGCCAGATACCGCAAACCATACGTCTTTTTCCTTTCGGATATCTTCGATTGATTTCACATCGACACTACCATCTTTGTAGACGATTAATGTCCCCTTAGGCCCTCTAGGTGCGTCTGGTCTGATGATTTTTCCTTCGCTGACCAGGATGCCTACGGGTCCAAGTTTCCCATCTGGATATTGATACTGGTACCCGCTGGTCACAAAATTAGCCAGGTTGATTTGATTCCCTGGCTTATCCTGGATAGATATTTTTAGGCATAGCGGATCTACTTCTACTACATCAGTCAAACTGACTTTATAGTGTTTCACATCATCACCTCATTTCTTTGTGCGGTAATCCCACTCTGTTGGAGTTGCCCTCACGTCTACATGAGTAAAGGTGTCGTAAATCCCGACACCTCTAAAACCTACTTGCTTGGCTAATTTTGCAACCTGTACAGGTGTAACTCCGGTGACTCTGATATCAGCCGCTTTTCCCTCCATGTGTTGGCTCTTTGGGGCACCCCCAATCTTAGCATTATACTCAGGTGTTCGATAACCAGAATTTACTATGATCGGTTTACCTACCAACACCCTAAGCTTTTGCAGCTTGTCTATCAGTTCCTCATCCAGCTTTACAAGGTTACTTCCATCCCTGCATTCAAATTCATGTAATGAAAAGTTCTCGCTGATTTTTATTTTATTCATGATGTTCCCTCCTCTTTTTTGGTATTTCCTAAACAGGCATAAGTCCTGTCATCGATCCGCACTACCTTTTTCCGGATATCATTTGCAGTATCATTGATTTGATTAAGCATTCTCAATGTCTCTGCCTGATCACTGTCATTTTTAGATGTATTCAATATTAGGGCTTTCGTAAATTCCTGCAGACTGGCTCCTACACCCTCCAGCTTATCGGCTATCGTGGTAAATACTGATTTCATCTGCATCCCGAATATGATTAGAGCTACAACCGTAATGATCAAAACAAAAAGCATAGCACCTCCAACTATGCCTAAACTTAGGTATCCCTCTGATATAGCCCTTACAGTTTCAGGATTTACTGGTATATCCTGCATTGCATCACACTCCCGTCCAAATAAAATAACACCCTTTCAGGTGCCTTTGCATTAACTACTCATTATTAATGCTTTTTCTTCCTCAGTGATCCAACTGATCTGTACACACCTGGTCAGATAAGCTTCATCTACCCAGCCATATTCATAATACTTCTTTATCGTAGGAAATCTTGGACTCATCTTACATTCCTCCCATCATTTCAAGTTTTAACTGAATCTCTGCCACTGCCCCGCCTATTGTATCTATTTTCTGGTTGACCAATTCTATTGCCATTTGCTGCTCTGCATTTACCTGGCCTATTAAATTCACTTTACCTTGCAGCTCTTTGATCTGTTTATCTTGTTCCTCAAGAATCTTCATCACTTCTTTAGCAAACATTTAGTCGCCTCCTTTCTTATGGTGTTAATTGCTCTAGAATTTTATTTAGCGCTTTTGCCGCTTGAGACTTCCCAACATAAGCCAGTACGCCATAGTGAAACTTTGGACTTTCAACACTGCCTGAAGTTCTTTTTAGCTCATGTAAAATATAGAGGCTGTCTTTATCTCTAGGGCTTAAACTTGATAAATCAATTTCGCCATTAGCCATTTCAGCTATAACAGTCTGTGTGTGGAAAATACAAGCTAAGTCTGAATTACTGATTGTAGACCATGAAGCTCCTCCGTAATATCTGAATCCAGTATAACTTGTAGCTGTGATGTACCCAAAATTTACTATGTGCGATGAAGTCATCGAAGCCCCGATATCGGTCAGATAGAACACTACAAAGTATTCTTGGTTAGCTTCTAGCTTAGCATTCAGTAAGAATGTTAAAAGCTTATAGCCAGACCCTAGGCCGTTCATGTTAAAGCTGGCCGTTGTCCCTATTGGAACACCGTCTGGGATGTTGTTCCCGTCACTCTTTTGTACTTCGACATTTAGTACATAGTCCGCGTTAGATGGCCCATTCAATACTACGTCTATTTTTTCTAGTAATTTAGCCTCCGTAAAAGAGAATCTTTTAGCAATCCTTCCAGTAGTGTCGTATATGCCAGCTGATGTTTGCCCCACTACTCTATCTTGAACAATAGGTGGGATTTTATCTTTTACAGCTAGCAGTGATTTGATTTCCGTATTCGAAGGGGTAGATACTTGCTTTTTATAGTCTATAAACTTCTGTACCTTCTCAACTTCAAATTTCTCCATAAAAGAGCCTTTTAGCACTTTGCCCGTCCTGTCTACAAATTCTATTTTTATCCTGTGAAAAGCCGTTTGCTGATACCACACGTCGTCTGTCCCTATTCTATTAAGTCTTATGGAATTTGATATTGTTGTTGTAGTGGTATAAATCCTCACACAATTTGAAGAATCCCCAGTCCCGGTAGTCATATAAAATCTTACGTCGACTATATCCGTTGGGTCATATTCTATAATCTGTGCTGAAAAGTCAAACGTTTTAAAGCCTGCTGTCGACCCTACTGTCGCAACCGCCTTACCTATCGATTTGTTCTTGGTCACGTTAAAAATCTCACATGTTACTGATGTACTTGGTGGGGTTCCAGTAGCTGTGTCAAAATACTGCTCTACTTTTCTTATCCCATTTTTTTTATCAAAGGTGGATAAGAGTCTTTGTATCAGTACTACAGAGCCGTATAGTTGTTGTCCAACACCGTTGGTAGTCACGTCGTGTGCGAACGCCGTGACGGTGTAACCAGGAATCGAAGGGCCTAGAATTACGTCACCATTGTCGTCAATTTTGCACTTATCTGTCAGAATCATTTGCAGCTTATCGCTGTAATACTCTTCGTATCCTATCTTACTGTCTATGTGGTCCTTTAATATTTTCACTTCTGGCCAGCCCATTATACGATCACCTCGCTTATAGTCCCGTCTGGGTTGAATACGGTTGTCTTGGTTACGGTCACATTTTCCTCAGCGTGGTACAGCGTCTCTGTGATGCTGCCGTTGGCATTGAATACTGTTACCTTGGACGCCACCAGAGCGCCACCTACTGTGCTGGATATTGTCTCTGTAATACTGCCGTCAGGATTGAACACGGTACCCCTTGTTTGGCCTGCTCTGTACCTCCAGTTGTCAAAGTCAAAATATACCGCATCGAATATTTGCGCCTTGGTATTTGTAAACCAAGTCTCCCACTCTAACCCTGTAGATGCAAACCAATTCTGCCACTGTTGGATTGTTCCTGTGATCCATTCTTCCTTAAACTCAGCTATGTCCGCCTGAGCATCGGCTAGGGCTTGCATATAGGAATTAAAAATTGTCGTTGTATCTATCTGTACTACTAAACCTGCTACAATTCCGCACTTTGAAGCATTCAGCCTCGTATCAGTGATATCGGTATCCAGGATCACCTGTGTTCCTGATCTGACCAATATCTCTGCCAGCTGCAGTTCATAGGTATCGGATGTTCTTACCAGCGCAGGAGCTAAGGGGTTAGCACTGGCCACACCTGTTTTATACTTCACAAGGATCTCCCTATTCACCAGATCAAGCTGAACCACGATGATATCTTTACGGTTATAACTTCCATTGGCTGTATTGATTGCTATCTCAAAGTCCTCTGTATTTACATAAGTGTAGCCGTTAATAAATGCAGCTCCTTTTTTCACTGTCAGTACCATATTGTTATTCAGCGTTTGCACCTGAAGGTTGCTGCTTGGATTAGGGTACACTCCATTGCCTACAAACTGTCGAAAATATCTAGCAAAGTCCTCAGCAAAAAACACCCTATCCGGTATACCTTCTATCTCAACTGCATCAAAGGGGAAGCTCTTTTCGGCCATATTTACCACCTACCTTTCAATCTTTCAATCATTGTTGGGATTCTATCGCCAAAGACTACCTCAACATCAAGTTTGTCTGTATAATATTCCGTAATTTCAAGGATTGGCTTTTCAACAATAAACCCTAGAGTCTTATCAATAAAGCTTACAGTATCCCCAAGATCCCAATCTTCTCTATAGATAAATTGCTCAGTCAGTGCTATTTGACAATCCGCAGAAGTCACTTCAGCTCTTCTATATAGTTCTTCTCTGGCAAAGCTTATGTCGTTGCCGGTTATAATAGATTCTTTCCGGTTTATGCCTGAGCCTGATCCGACTGCAGTAAGAGTTCCTTCATTGTTCAGATACACCACGTTCTTGGAGTCACTGGTTCTTTTGTAGACTTCTGAATCCAAGATGTTCCCAAATTCTTCACTGAAAAATACATCTTCTGTCTTGTCTTGCCCTTGATAGATTTCAAATATATATTGTTGATTTTCTATATCATAATTAACCATAAAACCTAAATTTCCGTTGGCGGCCATTTCCGTTAATGCCTCTAAGACAGTCATATTTTTCAACTCGTATTGCGTAGTTGGAATCTGACTATATCCTTTAAGACTAGCATTAACAAAATTGCTGATCCTTCGATTTGGATCTGCTGCAGTGATAAAATTATTTTGAACCAGACTATACATCTGCACTTCATAGGTCTGAGCAGTATTTACAGTGACTAGTGAGACAGCCCTTCTATCAAGTAGGCTGTTCAAATGCCTTCCAGAGATTTCAAGCTTCAGCTTATTTTCCATGTTCTTATACTTTGAAAAATCCTCAATGATATAACAATCATTATGCAGCAATATACAATTTCCGATTTCTAAGGTGTCCATGGAATCCAGGTTATTAAGAACCAATTCAAAATCTCCTGCCCCGCGATATTTCCTAACACCTCTAAAACTTTCAAATTCATATAACATATCCACCAGTTCAAAATCCTTAAAAACCTCTAGTCTCATCAAATCACCTGCCTAAATATAAAGGAGCATAATACACGACTACATCAAGATTTATTGCATTTACCTCAGCATGGTATCCTATAAGGTTTTTTCCTACTTCTAAATTGAAAAAACTCGAATTTAAGCGATCCAAGTTTCTAAAGGCTTTTACCCCATTAATATATACCATTTTCTTAAAAGGCTGGTTCACAACCTCTACTATATCGCCTTTTTCCATATCCACCAGGATTTTTATTTTCTCACCTGTGAGCTTGTTCTCAATCTCAGGGTTACTTACGATACCTTTGGCCTTAAAAACCACCCTAAAACCGCTCTCTACGTCTCCAATATTCTCGATTTCTGTCTCCAGAATAGACTGTCTAAGCCCAAACATGATACCCGTACCTTGGGGAATAACCAATGGAAAAGTAAGCTTGCCACTCAGCAGCGCTAAATATTCCGTTTTCTCAACCGCTCTCCAGAAAGGATTATGGGCTATCAGCTCAATGGTAAAACTGGACACCCCTTTGGATCTATTGAATTCAATAACAGATTCTACCCTTACATCTATTACCTTCTCATCTTCAATACTTCTATAAATCAGCTTCCCAGAAAGCTTGGGATTAAACACCGTTCTTAATCTCCGCTCTAACATGTCGATGTTTCTGCCAATCTTTATCATACCTGAGATAGTGAGCTGCCGACCTGATAATGTAGAAGAGTTATATGCATAACCATCCTTTCCAACAGCTTTCATATCAACGATTTCATTCTCAACCTCTTCTTTTAGGTCCTTTAGAAAATAGACTGAGAAGAATGACAACTCAATCTCTTGCTTCAGTTCATTTACAAATATCAATCTATCTGTACTTTTCAAGTTGCCACCTCCTCTATACCTGTGGTATTAATTTTCTTAGGTTTCTTACGCTTTCTTTCTGCATAGCTCTTTCACTCTTAACAGGAGCGTAAATATTCTGTGTCACCTTGATTTCCTGGCTGTTAGTTATCCTATTGTCACTATATACCTCTTGTGTGGTACTTCTAAGCGATTCTCCTACTGCACCCTTTACATCTTCCATCGCTTCTTCAAAGCCAACACCAACGCCTAAAGCCATATTTTTGCCTATGACTTCAGCAAATACTTTTGATGGAGAACTGATGCCCAATACTCCTTTGGCCTTATCCAGTATGCCGCCGAAAAAGCCCCCTATTTTATCAAAAAGCCAATCTTTCATGGCTAGGATACCCTCCCAGATGCCAGTTACTATGTTCTTTCCTATTTCAAGCCATCCGGTAACCCAGATCTTAGCAGCATTAAAGATGTCATTTAAAAACCCTTTAAAATCACCCTTGAACAGCTTTCCAAAGGCACTAAAAGCTTTTGATATGGCTTCCCATGCAAATCCAAAATACTCTTTGATAAAATCCAAAGTAGCTACTAAGAAATTCTTTAATCCTTCCCATAGCTCTATTACCTTATTTCTAAAATCCTCGTTTGTGTTCCAAAGGTATATGAATATGGCAATCAAAGCTGCCACTGCAGCAATAACTATTCCGATTGGCCCTGTAAGGGTAGTAAGCGCACCCTGTAACACACCTACACTACCAGCCGTAGTCCCTGCTGTTACCCCTGCAGCTGCTGTGGTCGTTCCAAATATAGACATAGCCGGGGTTAAAAGTGTTACTACTTTCATCACAGCACTAATCCCTGTAGCCATTTGGCCAATAATGATGAGCGCTGGAGCTATTGCAGCTACCAATCCGGCTATAGTGATAATCCATTTTAATGTAGTTTGGTCTAGGCCGCGCATCCATTCCAGTACTTTTTTTGCCCCTTCTACCAGTGATTGCAAAGCTGGAAGCAACGCCTGACCAATTTGCACACCCATCTGCATAAAGGTTGCCCCAGCAGTGGCCTTTAGGCTATCTATCTCATCATTAAAGGCATTGGCAGCATCTAATGCATCTTGAGATAGTATTAAACCGGCTGCTTCTGCTTCTGCCCCCATCTTCTTAAGCGCATCAGCACCGCCTAGAATTAAAGGGTTAAGATCCTGAGCTGACTTCCCAAAGATTTGCATTGCAATAGCGTCACGTTCAGTTTCATTCTGCAGCCTTCCAAGGGCTTCTATGGTATCATAAAATACTTCTTCATTATTTCTAAGATCGCCATTTACATCGGTAATCGAAACGCCTAGTATGTTAAAAGCACCCTGCATCTTATCAGATCCGCTGTATGCGCTATACATATTCCTGGTCAGTTTCGATAAACTTCCTGTCATAGTTTCAAGGGGTACGTCGATCAAATCTGTGGCCAACTGAAATTTTTGTATGGTATCTGTGGCAAGACCAGTCTGTTTAGACAGAGTATTGATATCATCTGCTGCTTTTCCAGCCTTAACAGCCATGGCAATCATCCCTGCCCCAACAGCTCCAGCTGCAGCACTAACCGGGGTTACTTTCTTGCCTAATTCCTCTGCCTTGGAGCCAAAATTGCCAATCTTCTCAGCTGCGTCTTTCCATTTATCATTTAGGCTATTTAGATTACCTTCAAGTTTTTTAAGTTCTTCCTGAGCCTTGATAACTTCTCTTTGTATTGCACGATATTGCTCTTCCCCTACTTTTCCCTGTTCAAATTGTTCTTTGACTTGTTTTTCTGCCTCTTTTAGGGTATCAAGCTTTTCTTTTGTATTTCCAACGGCCTCAGCTAAGAGCTTTTGCTTCTGAGCAAGGAGTTCTGTGTTTTTCGGGTCCAACTTCAACAGCCGATCCACTTCTCTGAGTTCGCTTTGCAAATCTCTGGACTTTGAATTTACACCCTTCAAGCTGTCCTGGAGTTTTTGTGTATTGCCCCCGATTTCTATAGTAATACCTTTTATGTTTCCTGCCATGGTCTCACCTCCTTAAAAGCTGTCAAAGTCAGCCTGTGTTGCTTCCCTTTCTATATCCTCTTCATCTACATTACAGTTGTTATAAGTAACGATATAGCCAATAATCATTCCTACGGTTAGTTCTTCGAAATCACGTAAAGAGAGTCCCCGTTCCAAAGCTCTAACCATCAATAATTCTGTGGTAAGCTCAAAGGAGGAGGACTCACTTTTCACTTTTTTTTAAAGGGTGCTGTTGAGGTTAAACAACTAAAAATCATGTCAGAGATCTCCGGAATGATATCCATTAGCGGGAATTCTGAGAAAGAATCCAGCCATTCCACAGGTGGCGGGAGCTGCGGATCTGCAGTTTTCGCCAAAACCCATACAAGATTGTAGAATAGCTCCAGGTCAAAAGCATCAATATCTGTTAGCGTATTATTCTCCTTGTCGATAGCAGCTGCTAGCCTAAAAATATCCTTAATGGCATCTCTATTAAATTGAACTTTGTACTTCAATAAAAATGCACCTGTAGACTTAAATTTCACCTGTCTGCCGTCAATCGTTAATATTCTTTCCATAGATTACGCCTCCGTGTAGGTGTAGACTGCATTAAACCAGTTTGTATATTGAGCAGTACCAGCTTCAGCTTTTGCTTTTACATATCCGGTATCAAGAGCCGGGGATGCAGTCATAGCCATGGTTTCTGTCTTCACTTCAATATTCTGTCCTTTGGTTGTGCCTTCTACGCTAGGTCTACCCACATTTACGTTATATAGGACATGTCTTGTAGCTTTCACATCCCCAGAAAATTCAAACAGCAATGCTATGTTCTTCGCTATAGCCTGGGAGTCTTCAAAGAGTACCCCGTTTGAATCTTCCTTCCAGCCAAGCACATCTTTCTTAAACTGATCTGGGACTAACGACAATTCAAGACTTCCCTCATATCCCTGATTGGAATTTGCAACAAAATATGCTACATCGTCGGCGAAAAACTCTGTCTTTTCGCCCTTCGGGTTGGCCACTAAATTAACCCCACCTGGAAGCCTTACGGGGGTCCCATAGGTTATAGCACCAGCATTTTCTGTTATAATCGCATAATGTACATTTTTAAGCCCATATTTAACTTTATTCATCCTTTATACCTCCTTCTTGATCTCTGCAACTACTGCGGCAGCTATTTTATCCGCACTGTTATTAACTGTCCTCTTTATAAAGCCTTGATGTTTAGATTCAGTGCTATATTCTAAAATATTGGATAGGGGGATCGTATCGCTTTTCTTCCCTTTGACAGTAGTTGTATTTCCAACATATCTCCTGAGATAATACCGCTTACCCTTGCCCTTCCAATTCTTTGCAAATTCTCCTGAGGCTTTTGGACTCTCAGATTTCAATTCTTTTATTAGTCCTTTTTCTGCGACTTCTAGGCCTTTTTCTGTAGCAATATATACGACATCACCATATTCACGCAAAATTTTCATGATTTCATCTTGTATTGCATTAACACTAATGTCAGTCATTAGACCACTCTCCAGTACTCACATTCGTAAACAATCGTACCAAAGCCATTATTTTCTATGTCACCTGCATCAAATGACCCATTTGGTATGCTAAAGCCTGCTGCTTTTAGTGCCGATGTAATCAAATCCTCGTGCTGTTTAATACGCTGCCGTCCTGTGTGAGTATCAAGTAATGTATCCCGGTAGTAGTACCTCACAGTGGTACTTGCAGCTTTCACTAGAGGATTGTCGTCTGCATGAATCTCAGAAGAATCTCCAGCAAGAGTATAAACAATATATTCATCAGGATTCCCTCCCGTTGTCTCTGCTTTTCGGTTCCAATATGAGAATATACCTTCTGGATATAGGGCAGTATCAAGGGAGGTTTGTAATAAGCCACGAATATCAATCATTTCCTTTCATACCTCCTTACCCTGAATTCAATGTATTGGTTTTCATCAGATACATTGTCCACCCCGCCCCATAATTCATAACAGTTTGGATTATTTTTATCCGGTATTCCATCTTTAATGGCTGTACTGTCAGCGTTTTTGATAATGACCACCTGCACTGTCCTGAGCTTATTATAGATAACCGGATTATAGAAGGTTCTGACCGTTGCCATATCATTAACGCCTAAGGCTTGTGCAGATATTGCCCTTTCTCCAAAACCTCCACGCCACTCGCCGTAAAAAATGCTGTGTCCATCAGTTTCAATTTTTGCCCATGTAGTCGTCTGACCCTGCCCCGGGATATATGTGGTACCTTTAGACCAAAACTCAATCGGTGTTGTCGGGTTGAATTTCAACATTTGAAGCCCTCCCCTGTGTAATGAATGAGATGAGTACAGGATGGTTTACTAATTGTGCCGGGTCAGTGCTTTGTGCCATTTTGCAGTATAATACAACAGCCTCTAAGGCCAAAGGATCAGGGGTGGAAATATCCCACCCCGCACCCTTGAAATATGCTGTTGCTCCATCGATCATACTTTGAATATCATTATCTTTTTGCGGATCAGAGTAGAACACTCCAAGCCGCCTTTTTACATCGTCAAGGAGTGCCATGTTCTAGCCTCCTATCCCTGCGTTGGAATCGCAAGAGTGACTAAGGAGTTCTTATCGACTACCTTACCGTCAACACTCATAACAGCTTTAGTCAATAAGTCCTCTGTATCCCAATCCTGCTTTCTCTGGATGCCCATATCATAGACGGTGTTAAGGACATAATCTGAGAAGTTAAACAGGAATGCATATATGGTACCTGCTTCAAGTGAAGCGCTATAGCTTGGCAGATAATCCCCTGTCAAGACAACTTGGCGGCCCAGTAATGTTCTTTCTGGAGCTCCATTAATACCGTAATTGACACGAGCTATAGGCTGCTTATTGTCGTCAACCATTCCCACGAACCCCATAAAGGTCTTTTTGCTCATAGCCCATACAGCTCCAGATTCATAAGCCTGTGGTAGCGCCGCCTCAGCATCGACTAATGCTTGATAGTTTAATGCTGCAGGTGTCAATGCTTGCCCTTCAACTGGAGTTTCAGTTAAAATACCTTTTGGCTGAGTAGATCCATTTCCAGTTAGGATTGCTTCCTCTTTGGCCTTCACCATTGCCTCAGATACCTGGCGAACAAATGCTGCTTCAAATGCACTGATTGCCATGGTTCCGACTTCCATAGACATGGAGATTTCGCAGCGCAGTTTGTGTTTTGAGAAAGTGATTACACCAGTAGTTTTCTTTTGACGATCACTTCCTGCTCCTTCAGCTACCCATGTAGCAACAGGCTTAACAGTTGAAGTAGGAATATTTACCCCTGCAGCATAGTTGGTACGCGTAACTCTTGGAAGAATCATCCCTATAGTTTCCATCTTTTCGATGATGCGGTTTACTAGCACTGTAGGGATTGCACTGCCTACATCAGTAGTCAATGTGTTTGCATCTACTCTCAGTTCTGCTGGGATTGGTGTTCCTCTTAATACATACTCCATGAAGGCTTTTCTGTATTCTATACCTTCTTCATCCTGAGCTTTTCGCTGTTGTTGAGATTGCGCCCCAGATACTACAACTCCAGGAATATCTCCATTTACAGCTGCAGTTCTAAGGTTTGTCTCGTCTCCTTCAGGATCGTCTGGCATAGCGTCAGCCATTTCCTGCAGGTTTCTGATTTCTTCATTCAATGTATCCAATTCCGCATTGATTGACCTCAATGTTGCCACATCTTCACAGGTGTTACCTTGATTTACAAGGGATTGCTTTCTCTCATTCTTCTTTGCGATCAAAGCTAATAATTTTTTCTTATTCATGTTATATCTTTCCTTTCACTTTAATTTTTTGTTTGAGTAATTCAATCTCGTTTAAGCTATCCAGCCGCTTTTCCTCGCTCTCCAGCAATTCAAGACTACGAGCATATATAGATGTACTGTCGTAAAACGGGGTATCCACCACGCTTACGTCGTACAGTTTAGCAATTTTATTTACATCTCTTGTGGTTTCTTTATCACCAAAAGTCCAGGTATCCCCACCATCAGCAACCCGGAAAGCAAAAGACATTTTGTCGATTAATCCTTCCTGGATAGCTTTATATAGATCCCTATTGCTTTGGGTGTCTAAGAGGTCGGCTTGTATTTTAAGCCCCACATCATCCACAATCAACCGCAGCGAATTATTCCTAGTTCTCGCCATGATCATGACATTGTCATTGTGGTTATACCTCAGCGGCACATCTTTCATATCGGAACCATCTAAGGCACCTCTTTTTATGGTTTCCGTAAATTTTCTGCTGCCATATTGATGGGTAGCCGGCTTGTCAAAAGTGATTGCATAGCCTTCAATAGACATTTTATTCTCCTGATTGTCCACGGCCCTAATTTCAACGAGCCTGCGCTCATATTCGCTTTTCTTACTCATTTTGCTCACCATCCTTTACTCCTGCTTTGCTTTTCTGGTACTCATCTACATTTTCTATGTTCACATAGTTAAGAGACTGTAGGCGCCTATTTCCTGACTCAAATGGCTCAATACCAAACATTTCATTGATCTGGTTCAGTGTCATGATGCCTGTTTCTTTTGCAAGATTAGCAAGTTGCATTTTATCCCCAGTGGATAGATAATTGACCTTAGAGTAATAACATTTAACCCGGTGTCCTACATCCTGCTCCCTGGGCGAAAAAAGACAGGCCGTCATAGCCTGTTCAAATTGTATGATGAAGTCCTCTATTGCCGTCTGGTAGAATGCACTGTGCTGCTCCCCGTTGTAGTCCCCAGATAAGATTGCCGCTGATATGCCATATCTTTCCTGTATCACAGATTTCAAAAACTTCAATGCTGCGTCCGATATTTCAGGAGCCCGGATATTCACCGGGGTGAATTCGCCACCTAAATCAGTAGCAATTATCCCTGATGCACTTGTCGCGATGTGTTTTTCAAAATCATCCCTAATATTTTTCAATTTATGCGAATCCGCGAGTGTCTTGGCAGTATACATCCCTTTAATTTGCAGGCTGGCTTCAATTGACTTTGGAAGACCCTGAATTGTTTTGTCCAAGGCATCAATCGTTCTATATATTGCAGTATCATTCGTCTGCCCATAGTCATCCCCACCACCCACAACAGTATTGGCCCCTCTGCGCCACTTTATATGGATTAAGTCAGCATAGGGGATCGTGTAACTGCTACCATCCTCGAAGTCCATTCTGACCTCCCATACTTGACCGCCATTTACACCAATATATACCGCCTGCGGCTTGAGCGGATAAAAAGCCGTATATCTTCGAAACTGCCTACCATCCGGAACAGTTACAATTTCATATTGGGGGTAGATAAATGCATTACAGTTCTTTCGCCTCAACCATTCCACGTTTGCCAAGAAGTCACTGGTTGTTTGCAGTGGATTTGGTTTGAATCTGAATAATCTTGTGATATCGTCATTCTGTATTTGTAGTATGTCTTTTCTCTGCACAATACTCTTGATCTCTATTTTGCTGATTTCAGAAGCCACTCGGTCAATGGCATTGTTCACAAAATCAGAAAAGTAAATATCTTTTCCGAAGGATGTGAATATCGGTGTGCTGTCCTTGATCCATCTGGCATAGGTTTGCTCCCGGCCATGTGGTAAAATGTTTTTTATATAACTCATTACTCCCAAGTTATCACCCCCCTATCAGTTGTAGGAATTCTGATTTGTGCCAATCAAAAACAGCATAGGCTACTACTGCCGCTGCTGTTCCGTCAATCCGTTTAGTTGTATGCATCTTGCAAGGCATCATTCTGCCTAAGGCATCCAACTTAATACCTGTATTCTTAAAGCACCACATATCTCCATAACAATTATTATAATTTACCAGCTTATCCCTTAGGTCTGCCTCCAATCTTCTCATAGGATTATTGAGTACCTTAGCATCCTGTGGAACATTAAGTAGTATATCCTTCCCGAATATTTCTTCAAAACGATTAATATAGTCCTTAGCAAACCGGTTATCATAACCACTTTTAAAAGGCTTTAGGTCGTACTCTTCCAGCAGCTTAAATTGCCAGTCGGCTACTACTGAACTGTCCACGCTGTTTCCTTCTACGATCGTGAGATAACCATCTCTTTCCCACTGCCGATAGTCCACATCATCAGGCGATAATTTTAATTTTGCTTCTGGTATCCAATAATGCGAATAAAAATAGACCGTCTTGTCTCCGGGCTTCATCAGAAGAAGCTTTGATGCACAAAGATCTGTAGTCTCCATGAAATCATTTCCGGCAATATAAAAAGCTCCACGGAAATCTTCGATGTTAAATGTGGCTGCATTAATGATCTCTGCATCCTGCAGCCATGCATTGGCACTCCCCTGTTTAAAATTAAAATCCTTTGCTAGCATAAATGCACGGGTTGCACTATTGGTCTTAGCTTCTTCGATCAGATCGTCCAGGTAATGCCACTTCTTCGCAACCCCCAAGTTAGGATTACTTTTTACCCATGACTTGCGGTCCTGCCATACTTCTGTTTCTGAGTCTTGTGTATAAAGCCAGTATAATCGTCTAGGTCGATGTAGCTCCCCTTTCAATACCTTTCTTGCTTCCTTCATTTCCTCATCTAGATATCCATCCTCTGTAAAACCCTCTGTGGTGATCTCATCCACCATGGCCTCGTCCTTCGTAGAAGTGGATTGGACAATAGGAGCGACAAGGCTGTTATCTTTCATTTCATGGACTTCATCCACTATTGCCTTGTCTACATTCTTTCCCTCTTTAGCTCCGGTCTTGGCAGATAGTTTCTTGATCTTAGCTTTGTTTTGGTAGCTGAATTTACCCTTTTTCTTTTTCTGTTTTGGGTTCCCCATGAAAATACCTTTGATATTTTTTCGTGTGACTTTAGCCAGCTTCGGACTCTCTTCTCTCATATTGTTGATTTCATCAAATACAAGACCGGCCTGCTCATAATCGTTGGATGCACAAAGAATATTTGTCCCTGTGTTTCCACAAAAAAACTCTGCCAGGCCATCTGCTGCACAGAGTGTTGTTTTTCCATTTTTTCTCCCAATGACTAACAACGTCCTATTAAAACGTCTTAGCCACTTGCCTTCAATCATCATATAGAAGCTATATTTTGCTTCCAGGTAAGCCTTTTGCCACAGCTCCAAAAGAAACGGATGCCCAGCAAATGGGGATATACTATGTTTGCATTCCTTTTCGATGAATTGGATCCGCTTATGGGCTTCCGCAGTATCAAATCGGTAGATTGGGTTATTCATATCCTCCATAAGCATCTCCAGCTGCATCATGAGCTCTCTGCCTATGAGAATTTCTCCAGATTTGCACTTTTCATAATACTCAATGAGATAACTATGCACCGGAATTCATCCATTCTTTCTGGCTAACTATTTGTATTTTTCTAGGCTCTTGTAGTGGATTGACAGACTGTATTATACCCATCAAAGCATTTTCATTGACCAGAAAAACATGATTCTCTTTGTCATATTTTAATAAAATGTTATGATATGGTCCTTGCATAAACATGTTGTATATCTCTACACCTTTATTTAGCTTTTCGCATTCTTTGCAAATAGTAATATTAGCTCCAATGTTAACAGTTATGCTATTTTTTTTATCTTTGGCTTTAAGTTTGCCTAAAAATTTATTCATAGTCACTTAACCCATCCTCCTCGTCATCCATGTCTACCGCCAAATGCTTCATGAGCTTATCCATTATGTTGGTAAGTGCCGCAGAATGCTTAGCAATCTCCCCAGAGACGGGTAAAGTTTGCTGAATTTGTGGGTTATCCGGATGTATTTTTACCAATCCGCTTATAAGCGCCTGTTGATTTAGCCTTCTCAAATAGATTCTCTCACAGGCTGCCTGTTCAATCAATCCTTCAAGAGCCCGCATCTTATTTTCATCCGCACCCGGAAATTCTTTTTTAAGCCTCTCGATCTCGGCTGACAATTCAGGATTTTGCATACTATCACCTGCTTTCGTTCTATCTCAAAAATCCAAAATCAAAAAGTCAAAATTTTGGTGTATGTCTCTCCAATAAGCACTCCCAGTCTGGCGGCTAGGAAATATGTCTAGACACCGGGGGGCTATTCTTTAGCTTCTATCTCTAATATTTTTGCATTATTATTGATATATCTTGACACTTTTATATATCCATCAGTATTATCATCTTCACTGAATCCTCTGAATTTAACTCTTGCAGGAAATGCTTCTGTTATCTCGCCTGTGCTGTCTACGTTCACAACTATAGACCATCCAAATGTATGAAGTATCATATTGATCCACCATAATAATCCTGACTCTCTAAAGTCTTTCCACGTCTTTCTGTCTATCATATACCTCCCACCAATCATGAATATATTTCTCCCATTCCTTAGGCTTTTCACTATCATATAATCTTTTCAAGCATTCTTCCTTCGTGCTTTCACAATAGATCAACTCTGCTCCAAGTGACTCGGCTAGCTTCTGCCTTTCATACTTTTCAGGATATCCACCAATAATATAGGCATCGTACCATTGCCCATACCTGGTCTTAATTTGATCTATGATATTGTCTCGTATAGTAAATATATTAAATCTAACATTCTTCGGCTTACTATATTCAGGCTGGAATGTTACTGCCTGCCATAGTGCATCTATATCAAGAACAATATCTCCGTACTGCATCATCTGCCTTACTGTAGTCGTCTTTCCTGATAACGGACTGCCCCACACGATATATACCTGCTGCTTATGCCCAAAGCGCCTGTGCTCCTTGTTATGACAATCTAGGCATATTATCTCTATCAGTTCAGGATTGAGAGATATGTTAGGATCATCTACATTGTCCTCTGTCAGCTCTATGGTATGGTGTCCTATGAGATATCTAAAATCTAATATAATCTCACTGCAACGATTACATTTCCCTCCTCGTTCAATCTTCAAGCTATGAGTTAAATCTCTCCAATCTTTCCGGCAATAGAACCTATGTAGTACGTCCATTACCAATACCTCTTTCCATCAATCTCTTTTTCATGAGCAAATCGTTCTTCTGCCAGTTTCTGTTTTGCTTTCTTAATTACATCTGCACCAAGCAGCTCAGCAAGTTTGTACAGTGCCGTATCCCGGCAATACATCTTGAATTTGAACTGACCATTTGCCCCAATAGATACCTCAGATATATTTTTTGTATTAATCGTTCTGCTATCCTTCATATCGACTATAGGCCGATATCCAAATATAGCAGTTCCATCTTCATCATATCCGACCAATGTCTTTTCAGTTCTAAAATCTATGTAATTTGATATATTATCCTTGGCTATGCTTTCTATCTCTTTCAGCACTTCAATAGCAGACATAATAGCTTGCTCTTCTGCTTTCTGAACAAGCTTACTGCGAAGCTCGTCATACCTTACCGCTACCTTACTATTTTTAAGCAATTCACAAGCTCTTACATCTATCACTTTATCGCTCATGTTAGAAGCGTTATAGGCCAATTTATAAGCCTCTCTCTGGCTTTTTCCTTTAATCAACTCTTGTACAAATTTTTCTTGTTTTGGTGTAAGTTTTCTCACTATCACCACCTCATTTGAAATATGATAAAGTCCTATGATAAAATCCAAAGAAAAAAGAGCTTTTCAGCTCTTCATCACAATATATTATTTATTTGTCAGTTTTTCGATGTTTTTATTTAATCTTGATTCAAGTTGATACTTCTCCATGAACTTTCCCATTTCTTTTAATTGTTTCTTTATTCCCAAATAGACCCATGATATCCCTCCTTTTTACCTCCATAATTCTCCAAACAAAGGAGGTTTCCTGCATAATTTGATAGCAAGTTTCGACAATGCCAAAATCTCAATCTATAAGTTACCTTTTATATTTTTATAAAAAAATCATAATATCACCGTATATTCCTGCATATACTGATACTGAAAATTAAATATATAAGGACGTGATTTTATGCTATTCCTGTTTGGGAAAGATGGTACCTGTGCAATCTATGTCGATAGGTACCTTATCTTAGCACTTATCATATTGCTAAGATAATTCCTTGTTCTAAGGCTGTCGTTTTCGATAGCCAAAGGAATAGCATACACAATAAATACATAATATCAGCGAAAAGTTGCTTTTTCTATTTTTCCCATCTTTGCTGCTTCACCCTTCTGTTCTCCCTCTTATGGCTGTCATGGCTCATACAGGCCCTTGAACCATCATACTTATCATCAAGATATACATCCATATCTTCACAGGTCTTTCTATCAGCGCAGTCAGCACAGAACTCTGATGCGCATTCAATCTTACCCAATTTGAATTTTACTTTACATCGATGTTTCTCCATACTGATGCACCTCCTAAAATGAAAGCAGCCGGGAAAAGGAGGTTAGCCCCGACTGCTTCGTTATAGTTTTTCACACTACCATAATATCATGGCTTTATTTGCTTGTCAGTATACTCAAAGTATACTCTTGTTCCTGCTGCTTACTTTCTTAATCCATATTTCTGAGTATCCCAGGATATCCGCTATCTCTCTTAAGGTGAGTTTATCTATATCTCGCATTCTCACTACCTTTGCATCTAATCCTGAGAGCTGCTGAATCTTTTCATCGATACTGACTTTAATTTGTTTCTTTTGTTCCAGGATCTCCCTTTCAACCTTTAACCTTCTCTCAATCCGTTGAATCCTGTCTAGTATTCGATCCATAGAAATATATATTGCTTGTCCACCAGGCTCTCTGGAGTAGTCTATTCCGGTGATATCTTTAGGACCATTCAGCATGAGCTGCTCAAGCTGTTTTAGTTCTTTCTCTATGTCATCAACTATACATTGCTGCACCTCGATATCTGTACATAAGTCCTTATAATTCTCTATACAATTCAACACTCGTCCCCCCTTGCTGCTTAATCATTAAAAATAATACCGTACACATGATACTTCTGCGAAAAGTCAGTCCACCCTATTGTATGTGCTTCAGTATGGTGAACCCTGCATAGGCTCGTTTTCTCATGGTTTGAATCATCTACCTTTGTCCGATCTCTCCCAATGCCGATAGCATCGACGTGATGTAGATCTGCTTCTTTCCCACAGATGGCGCACCGTTTATACTTGAGACACAGCCACAGATACTTTCCTATGTCGTCCGTCCTATCGAGTCCATGATCTAGGAGCGGTATGTCCCACTCGAAGCAAAACTCTATCAGGTAATTGATGAACAATCTTGCTGTCGTCATGCTGCAGCTGGAGAGAGAAAAGTAATCTCCCCCAGTTTCTGCTATGTAATAATATTTCATAATTTCTTTTGTTTCCTCTGGCATATAACCGGTATAGAGGGAGATATCTTTTATCGTTGCATAAATCTTCTTCCTTTGATCTGCTGATATAGACCGTCCATCATCGATCCTGATCTCTGCCGGGACCTTCCCATTCATTGCAAATCGTTTCAGGTATTCACCAATGTCTTTCTTAGGGATAATGACTGCCAGCTTGGTGTTATCTTCATTTTCTCTATATCCAACAATCTCAGCATACTCGTGCATGACATCCCCCCTTTACCCAAACAGCATAAGCTTATATATAATAAATTTAAAGATATTACCACTCTGAAGACGCAATTATGTATGGTTGGCTTTCTCCATCTTTTTTCAATACTTCCTCAAAAGTAATCCATACACATAAGCCGCAATCACCACGGCTGAATTTTACAACGTTTCGACCATTTACTTTTTCACCACTAGCAATCTTATCTAACATAAGCTTTGCATCATCTATCTCTACTTCAACATACATTCCTTCTTTTTTTAAATTGCATTCTTCGACCTCTAACTCCTCTTCGCTGACACCTGTTTCTTTGATGTAAAACTCTTTTGCTTCTTCAGCACTATTAGCAGCTACCCAATCATAATCATCCATTCTGTAAACTTTCATCCTCATTCTCCTTTCTCGCTAAAACATAATTTAAGCTGAGAACTTATATCCAACTGTTACTACTGGAGCATCTTTCTTAGGAAACATCAGTGTGATTGTAGATGTTGCTCCATGACTGTCATACTCTACCTCTATCAGGCCATTCACTATGATCATTTTGTCAGAGTCAACAATATGCCCCCAATTTGTTGACCCCGGCATTATGGTCGCATAATTCTTGTGTTGTGTAATTAAGCATCAATAACTGTAAAATTTCTTCCCGTATTACTGTTTAATTTGTCACAAGCTCTTTCCGCCCTTGCTTTAGACATATATACTTTTGCTTTATCCTTAGAGTAAGCAGTACATGGGTATTTTTCGCCACGAACTGTATACATTTTTCCTATAAAATAATCTGTTCCAAAATGATTTATACTGCCATATTCAGCTATTATAAACATTTAATCACCCTTCCTTATTTCGCATAATCACCAAAATGCGTCTTAAACCTCTTTTAACATTTCTTCTGCTTTCATCGAAATTTCACCTACAAATGCATTAAATTGATTGCATAATTGCGATATTTTGTATAGCCTATGTTCATCTCCACCTCTTGGAAAATCTAATATACAAAGCACCTCTGGATAAACAAAGGTTTCTTTATTTACTTGCCAATAGGTTTCTAACTTTGTAAACCAATACTCATATGTTTTTATAAACAAGTCTAAATCCTGCTCATTTTTAATTAAAAACAGTTTATACTCATGATTGTGTCTAAGATTAAGCATTGCAGGAAAATCTGCCTGTGTTTTAATACCTAATTCTTTTTCAACTCTTTTTTCAAGGTTTTCTTGCTCCTTTTCTTCTTCATAATAAATACAATCATCTTCGCTATTGAACTCTGTACCATCATTAGCTATATATACATCTTTAGTAATAGTTTTGGTAACTGTTTCTATTCTCATTATTAATCCTCGCTTTCTCCAATGATAATTGTTTCATAGCTATCAAACCCTAGTTGTTCGCATTTTTTCCTAGTTGAAGTTCCTCCACTGTGAGAAGTTTTCTGCAATAATAACCTCTGGACGATTTCAAAATCAAAGTTTACAAATAACTCTTTTCCCTCAGATGTTTTTATTGTCATGACGTTTCCTGCATGCCTTATCATTACAACATTCTCAATGTTTCTACTGGTGCTCATTCCCTGGAACCAGATTTTAAGTCTTGCTTTTTCAAATTCTGCTTCAATAACTGTAGTCAAAATATTACTCCCCCTTTTACTACGCCATCTTCCTGTACAACTTGTCCATCCTAAACCGATCAACTATGCAGTCCTTACCTCTTCTTTGTCGCTGCTGTACCATCACTACTGCGGTCTCTCCGTCGATAGCGATAATGACCCCTGTCTTACAGTACAGGTCACTACCTAGGTCAAATATGAACACTTTATCCCCAATATCCACAGTATCCACATCCTTTTATTGAGGGTGCTAGGAATGTTCTCCTAGCACCCTAAGATTTTCTTATGAGATTATCTTGATGAAACTCATAGTCTTAAGCTCTTCTTGTAAATACTTCTTAATCTTTGCCATTGCCTCGTTCCTCCAGGCTCCACCATCAGCTTCAAACAATGCTGCAGTTGGGCCACTCTGCATGCGGAAGATGAAAGCACTCTCTGGCTGCTCAATCTCAGGGAATGTTCTGTATGGTGCCAGTATCACTGGGTTTGGAACTAATACATCATTTACTGTGGCAACCCCCGTCTTGATTGTTACAGCCTGACTCACGCCATCGTCACCAACTTCTTTTACAGCCTTATCTGTGATCGTTCCAGTTACCTTTAGTAGCTTCCTTCTATCAGCTGTGTCTACAAAACTAGACTGCAGCATGATATTAAACTGCTCCACTTCCATGAATCTGCCATAGTTTATGTTTGATGGAAGTAGCACCTCGCATAACATATAGTTTTCTCTGTCCTTGTCCTTGCGTAATTCTGATTGAAGAGATACGCAGGTTGGGCTTACTATATGGATAATCAGGTGCTTGCTTGCTTTTACATCAACTTGGGATTTCAAGTAATCTACTAAAGATGTCAGCGTTTTAGTTTTTAGTGGTGCCGGCGATGGCTCGTCCACCATTTCAAGTCGCTTAGTCGTATATGTATGCCCATCAATCTCTAAAACCTCAGTTTCCTTTAATCCAATTAGATATTGCAATGCATCTTTTATCATTTCTTGTTCCTCCCCGTTTTTTATTTACTAATTTTTATGATCTTTAAGTCCGCACTGTTATTGGCTGGCTCTTCTTTCAGGACCTCACCAGTTTCTGTATCAACGGTCATAATAATCTGTCCTGGTACCTGCTTCCTATACTCTGCTCCTACAACCTTTCCGGTTTTAAGGTCCTTATCGATAAGCATCTTTGTACTGAGTGGTCTTGGTGGCGCAAGATTTGCCTGCGTCTTTATGTCTACAATCGAAAGTTCCCTGTCCTCATCCGGCTTAAAGGTTAGTGTCAAAGTTACCTTTCTCTTTGCTCTAGCATCTGTATTTGGATCAGCAATGTTTTCCAATACTCTTGTAAGTTCACTATTAAGCTGCTCTGCTAGTGCCCCTCCCGCAAATTCATTGAAATTGATTCCATTGTTCACCTTATTCCCTCCTTTTTATTTAACTATTGTGAGCTTTAAATCTGGATAATTGTGCTCAAATAGCTTTTTCTTAAGTTTAAAATCCTTTGTTTCAAAGCCTTTTACATCAATAATTTCTTTTGAGCCATCGTTGTGGGTTATAATAAAGTCAGCTTTATAAGTGATTCCCCTGCTCTTGTCATCTCTTGGAAGAAGAATATATTTTGGCTGTAGTGCGAAGTCCCTGATCTCCCCCGCTTGCTTAAGCATCTTTAGTTCGCAGTAGTAATTCGCCTCTCTCTGGGAGTCAAAGACAATTCCATCGACTTCAGTCTTCTTAGCCCCGTACTTACTCTTTTTCTCCTGCTTTTCTAAATACGCTTGATACTGCTCCTTAGTCCACCTCATCACTTAACTTTCTCCATGTCCCTAATCTGATCATCAATGTCAGATATATTGACCACCAATCGCCCCTGCAGCATCTTTTCTTCCGTGGTCTTATCCTTCTTGTCCCTGAGCTGGCGGTACTTTTCAAATAGCTGATCCCGCCTCATCTTTAGTTCTACTATCCCTAATAACACTCCCATTACTTAATCAGCCCCTTTCTAAAGCAGTAGGCCACTGCATGCCCTTGATTATGGCATCCAAGTTTTTTATAAATGTTCGATATATGATTTTTCAAAGTACTTACTGCAATAAAGAGTCTTTCTGCCATTTGAGTATTTGTTAACCCATCTGCTATGAGTTGAACAACCTCAATTTCCCGTTTAGTTAGCTCTTGATTAACGCTCGCATTGTACTCAGATTTCATCTAATCCACCCCTATCTACCCTTTTTCTTTTACCATCTTTTCCAGTTCTTCTTTAGAGTACTTTGCTGTCCGCTGCTCGAAGTTGTGGAATCTATTAGGCTTTCCAGATATTTGTTTCTGCTGCTTTTGTACATTGCGTTTGCTAAAATCTATTACTGGTTCTTCTGGAACCACGCTCTCAGCCTGTTCTCTGATCTTCAATTTTGTCCATTCATCTTTGAAAACTGATTCAAAGTACTTGAAAGATTTGATATTCATTTCTCCGTTTTTTTCTCTGTATCTATTACAGGCTTGCCCCATGCATTTGACTATAAAATCTGCTGGATATGTTTGATATGCTTCTAAAATTAACTGCATATCCTTGGTGCCTATATTTGAAGATCCTAATACTTTTTCCATGTAAAATCTTTCAATCAAGTCCAATCCATTTTCTTCATAGACTTTCACATCAATTTCCTTAGTAGTAATAGTACTTTCTTTAATATTTGTTTTATTTTTGCTTTCTTGGTAGAACAATTCTTCACCTGTTGTGGTGAACAGTTCTTCATCTGTTGTGCCCTGTTTTTCTTCATCTGTAGAACAATTCTTCACCTGTTGAAGTTTTGTTCCTATATCCCACTCATCATAGTTCTTATTAATCTTTAAAACCCTACTTTGAGTATCTGTATGCTCCTGTACTACAACCACAACTTTTTTCTCAACAAGTTTATTTAACTCACTGGAGACATATCTTTTACTGATGCTTGTCCCCTTAACAATAAACCCGATAGAAATTTCATGTTGCTTTCTATTAAATCCGTAGGTGTATCTCATTATAAAAAGAATGATTTTTAGCTGCGTTGCATTAAAATTAGCTTGGTATATTTGCTCTAATAGCTCATTGGCTATAGCTGTATAGCCATTCTCCTTTTGGGGACTTGCCATCTATCTGATCACCTACCTTTGTATAAAGAAGGAGAAGGAGCTTTCGCCCCTATCTCCAAGGGGGTCTACTCTACATCTTCCAGTAACACTTCTAATTCCGATATTCTTGCTTGCTTATGTTCAAGTACTGCTATGCACCGATTATTAAGATCAGCGATTTTTCTTTTCTGAATTATTTTCTGAACAGGTATAAGAATGAATGAAGCTGCTAATCCTAATACTAGGAGAAATATGACCCAATTTAGAAAACGCTGTTTTTTTAGTAAGCGAGTTATAGGCCCTCGCTGAATAGGACACGCTTTAAAAGCCATCTTTCAATCCCCCTTATTGATTTGCTATATAAACAACCTTCCCGGTTAACTCCATGATCTCTCGTTTGAACCTCACAGCATCACTGTTGCCATCGGATAAATGTATCAGCCAGATCTCTTGCACCTTGTCCAAATTGTTTGATCTGAAAAACTCTTTCACGTTTGCTAAACTAAAGTGTGATTTAAGTAGTCTGTTTTTCATTACCTCTGGCACTCTCCCTGCTTCCACATTGCCCCCAAGTATATCTGATGCATAGTTGCACTCAACCATGATATGGGTTAATCCTTCGAATTTATACTTGATGTAATAGGTATCTGTAGCGAACAGCAGTTTATCTCCATCTCTATTCGCCAGAAGGAATCCTAGTGGCTCTGCAGCATCGTGCTGTGTATCAAAAGGTAGTATGGTCCATGTGCCTATCCTGAATTGTTTCTTAGGTTCTACAGCGATTGCTCTATGTCCATCACACCCTATTGCATCCATAGTGCCTTTACTCATGTAGCAATCTATTCCGGTCTTCATAACCTCCCTGATGGCCTTACAGTGGTCTTTATGCTCATGTGATACTAAGCACCCAGCTATATCTGATATTTTGAAATCGATGCCCTTATGAATCTCTTTGAAGGATATTCCGCACTCCAGGAGGAGTTGGGTACTGCCATCGGTTATGTGATAGCAGTTCCCGCGGCTGCTGGATGCTAGTACCTTAATCTCTATCAAAACCCAGGCCCTCCGCTGAAACTCATTTGCTCAGAGTTTTCAACCTTAGCCTGATTTTCCTTATGGTCTTCAACAACCTCATACTCTACATCAATCATTTCATTGTTAGCATTTTGCTTGATCTCTTGCTCCACTGCATCTTCTGGTGACTCTCTTTCAGCTCTTTCAGAATTATTGAATGCATTTATGATAAGATCACTATCATCAGAAGTATTTACATAGTATTTACATGCCCTATTTATCACAGTTCTTAGGGCCATCTGATCTGGAAACTCCTTTTGCACCGTATTATTTTTCATTGAAGTTTTGCTCCATGAGTTCATGATCTGAGATTTATTCATGATATCTGTAAATACCGTTCCATCCTCTTTGATAATGGTGCAATAGGCTCCTTTGATTTTTTCAGGATCTATATTTTCCAGTGCTTGTTCATGCTTTAGGATTTTCTTTATACCATTCTCAATGGTGTATTCAAAGATATCTCCCTCATAAATAACCTGAGCAACAACATCTTTTACCTCTTTTAGTCTTTTGGTAGCGTGCATTGTACCAAAATAGGATCGCATAAAGGTGAGTTTATTACCCCGTACAATGAAATATCCCTGTTTCTTAGCAACGGATAAGCCTTGGCACACCATATCGAAAAGCGAATAGACTACAGAATTTCTTGTGCAAACTTCAAGGGCAACCTTTCCATCCTTATCCTTTGTCTCTTGAAGAACCAACCATGCTGCTTTCATTGCATTTTGTGGGGAATAGTTCTCTGGGAAGTGTAAGGATCCATCCCCTTGATACTCTTTGATCATTGCCTCTACCTTTGATAAGGTCTCTTCTTTAATTAGCGCTAAGCTGTTTTTATCTGCCATTCTCCCTCTACCTCCACTCTTAATTCTTTATCCTGCTCTGATACAATCAGGCTGATCTGCTGGCCCTTAGTTTCGATCAGTTTTGTAACAGATTCACGGTTATCGATAAATATTGGGGCGCTAAATCCGTAGTACTCTGACAGTGTATTGATGATATCTAGTCCTACATTGATTCTTGCTGCATTGTTAAGGCCGCTGCTGTATGGTACACCCTGGTACGTGGTTTCACAGCATTCAACGACACCGCCATTGATCTGTACATCAAACAACTTAAATCTCGCATATTGGAATTTTGAATTGATCCGCTCTTCCAGCATGGAAACTTTTGCCCGGATGAATTCTTCTGTCAGGTAAAGCTCATTTTCTAACCGTTCAAATTCTTTTGCCAGTTCCTTCTCCTGCTGTTTCAGTTCATCGATACGCTTTTGTGTTCTATCAAACTGTTCAAGCCTTGCCTTTTTAGCTTCATACTCATCAATATAGGCTTCCAGTTCACTGATCTCATCCTCTATAACCTGGACACTTCCGAGGGTGTTAGCTTTCAAGGTTTCGATCTCTGATTTTACTGATTCGATTTCTTTGATTTTTGCAATGATTGCCGGACTATTAGAAGCCTCTTCTACTTGCTTCTGGAGGTCTTTCATTTCATCCTGAAGCTTGACAGATACCTTTTCTTCATCTGCTAACTGAGTTCCAAGGCTAAAAAACTTCTCTTCAAGCTCTATGTTCTCTGCTTTAAGCTTCTCTATTTCAGCTGCTTTAGTTTTACCAGTTGCAGTGATTTTTTCTAGCTTCTCAGATTTATCTTGGTTGAATTTTGCTAGGGCTTTTTCTCTGGCTTCTTCGATCTTTGATTCTGGTAGAGACTGTCCGCAGGTTGGGCAGTTACAATCATCGTGGTATTCAAATTTCTTAGCATCAATTTCTGCCCATTGAGATCTAAGGGCAGGCAATTCATTTTCTATAGACTGTATTGCATTCTTATTTTTCTCAATGGTCTTTCTGCAGTTAGATATTTTCCCTTGAATGTCAAAAGCTGATTCCTTTGACTTGTTCAACTCTCTCCGCTTTTCATTTAACTGTAGGTCGATCTGTCCACGCAGTTCATTTTTTAGCTGTAGTAGCTCACCTTCCAGCTGACGTAGAAGGTTTTGCTTTTCAATAACTTGTCCACCGTTTTTCACACGAATGATCTCACTTTGCTTATCCTGTACTGCCTCTTTCAGCCTCTTGATCTCTGATGATATGGTTTCTGCATCTAGGTCCGATATATCAGGCAAACTTCTATTAGCTTCATCAATTCGAACCGGGATTCTCTCTAGTTCCTTATTGATCTCTGTTCTTCTAGCTGCGATAACCTTTCGATGATCTTCAATCTTTCTACCCTTCAATATTTCAGGTAGCTTTTTAAGTTTCTCATTGGCCTCAATGACCTCTGCATCCGATATATCACCGCAGATTTCCAGAAGCGTTTTTCTTCGATCCTGCCAGTGAATCTGCTCATTAAAGTAAGCTGGGCTTGTCAGCAGCTTGAAAATATTTTCATCTACAATGGCAGATACTTTGTCGGTGTACTCATTCTTTTTAACCGGTACACCATCGATGTAATAATCTGTCGTGTGCCCACTAAATTCTTGGGTTACAGAGCCACGCTTCTTTGTCCATTTTTCACTGTAAACCTTCTTAAGTACTAGTTCTGATCCGTTTACCTCAAAGACTCCCTCTACCTCATGCTCTAGGTTATGGAGAACTTGTCCATTCTGATCTAATGTCTTGATCTCGAAGTCCTTCTTGTTTTGGCTATCCTTATCAAAGAGCAGCCAGTTGAATCCATCGAATACAGTTGTCTTTCCAGTGGCATTATCGCCATATACATTTACATTTCCGCCGAAAGCATTTAAAACAAAATGCTTGATTCCTTTGAAATTCCTTAAAGTTAACATGATTAGTTTCATCCTACGCTACCTCCTCATATTTTCTCTCTCGTATTACTAATGACAGCTGCAATTCTGCCGCCTTAAGCTTGTGTATCGCTATATCCACATACGCTGGCTCTGCATATTGAAAGTCCTGTTCTGCTTGAGCCCAATTGGTTAGGGCTTCGATAAATTCATTCATGCCTTCTCCCCCTTGAATAATCCTGTGTTATTCTGATATACTACAGGTAACAATATTTTTTTCTGGCCCTTGCTCGGATTGCCGTCCTGCAGGGGCTTTTTCATTTGAATCTACGAACATCAGGTTAACCTGACTGATTAGTTCCCTGACTTCTGCAAGCTGTTGGATTAACCTAAAATAACTGTTACAAGCTTTAACAATAAACTCTGCATCCTCTCTTTTAACCATTGATGCTACGTGTCGATTTCTACCGATTATCCTACATACATCCAAATTGTTAGCCATAACTTGAACCTCAAAAGGCAATCCATCTTTCACATCATTCCAGCTCCTTTCTGAATGCATACATTCCGGCAATGGGCCCAACGGTGCAAATAAACATGAAACCTATGCCCCAGTAATTCATGCCTTTACCTCCCTTAACAGCACATCTCTCTCATTTCTGAGTTCGTTGATAAGCATTTTAATTTCTTCCCTGCGTTCATCCATGTCGGGCTGATTAATAATTTCTATATATTCTTTGGCTAGGCTAATATGCTCAAGCACGAGTTCTTCTAGCCTTTGTTCTGCAGGGGTTAAATCCTTACTCATGATCTCACCTCCCTTTCTCGTGATCTTGTATCTTACGAAGCACCTCTTCGTATACAGGCATCCTCACTTCTGCAGGGAGTTTGTTGATCCGACTTATTACGATATCTGTTACAGCATCTGCTAACCTATCCCTAAATATTTCTTCATCAGGTATATTTACTTCAACTACGTATCCTTGTTTTTTCATCAAAACTCCCCCTCTCTGTAGATTTTTATGTTGATTCAAGATTGTACTATTCCGCATAAAAATCTTGCCATCTATACCGCCTTCTTTATCTTTCCATCCCTTATGAGTAACAGTCTAAATGTTTCTCTTCCCTTTGGAGTTATCAGCGTCTGATTATCTGCTTTGCCATTGCGGGTAAATTCTTTTAGCTCAAACAACGATGGAGTATAATCTGCAATAGGCTTAAGCTTACCTCTGGCATCCCTGTAGACATATCTCTTTTCCAGCAACCAGTCTATAAAAGCGTTTTGACCTACCTTTAGCTCCTTTGCCGTATCCCTGAAATTCGTAAGAAGGTTTCTTTCAACTAGATCATCAAAGTAGTCTGCCTTTGGTTTCATGATCTGAATAACTTCATTTTGCTTTTTGACTACTTCAAGAGTGCTTTTGAACATTGCTTTCGTATGGTCGTCAGCAAAAGGCAGATATGTTTGAATAAATAATTCTTCACTTGCTACGTATCCACCAGTCTTTCTGATGGAAGGAAGAACTTCTCCTGCAATCCAATCAGTGAACTTTTCAGCTTCAGGTTTTCTACTAGTGAATACTAGTTTATAAACACCCGCTTCGTTAATTACAGTCATCTGCTGTTCTCCACCAGGGGTCTGTATACTATGCAGCCCCTTCATTTTGTCTGTTAATCTTCTGGTTTGCGTGACGTCAATCTCTAAAACTTCACATACATCTTTTGCAACAAACCATGGATCTCCATTCTTCTGGATTACTCTCACTTGTCCAAACTCCGGGCTTTTAAAAACCTGTAACTCATTCACCTATCTCGCCTCCCTTTCTAATTAGAAGTTAACAGCTTTCGCAGTAACGCTCAGTACATCACTTATAATTCTTTTTAACTCTTCGTTTTGCCGAGCAAGTTCCTGGTTTTCAGTCTCCAATCTTCTTCTCTCGAGAGGAGAAAATCTTTCAAGTTTAACTCCTTCTAGCTCTGCTATATACTGTGGTGAAAATCTGATCGATGGTATACCTTTACACGGAGTTATAATTCCTTCCTTTCTCCAGCGCTCTATCGTTTTGATATCAACCTGCCAGCGCTCAGATAAGTCTTTCTGAGTAAGCAATTGATCCATCTGTATACCCCCTTAATTTTGTTTCTTTTTTGATACTTTTTGGGCAATAAAAAACTCATCTGCACTTATATTGTACTTATTACAGATTATCCTAAGCTCTGCGACACTAAAATCTCCACCTGTTCCATTGAGATTTTGGTTAAGGGCAGAAACGGATTTATTAAGTAATTTTGCTAATTCTATCTGCTTAATCCCGTGTTCGACCATGAAGGCTTTAAATTTTTGATATGGGGCATGCCTTCTTTTTATAGTTCCACCATGCATTCTCTCACCTCGCTTTTATGTTTCTTATTTGATACTTATAGTTTTATTATATCCATATTAGTTTCGAAGTCAATAACTTTTTAAAGATATTCATAAAAAAATGTTGCACATATGAAACTTTGTGCTATAATTATTTTAGATATATCTAAAATAAAGAATGTGAAAGGCAGGTACGCAGATGATTTCATTGGGTTCTCGTTTAAAATATTTGAGAATAGAAAAGGGCTTAACACAAGAAGAGTTAGCTGAAAACTTGAATAAAAAGTTTGAGATATCAATAAACAAAGGCATGATATCTAAATGGGAAAGTGATAAAAGCGAACCTCGCCTAGATTATACAAAAAACTTGGCTGAATATTTCGATGTAAGTTTAGATTATCTTATTGGTGTTTCGAAAGAGAAAGGCGCGTGGGGAAAAGGAATACAGGATGATCTGAGTGAAATGGATATATTTACAAAAGCGGCCCACAAGGTTGGGCATGAAGGCCCACTTTCCGATGAAGAAAAGGATAAAATCGCACTTGCTATCCAAATAGCTTTGGCAAAACATAAAAATAGTAGGTGATACTATATGAATGCATATGAGGAAATTCTGACAGAATTTAGCGAGGAACTGATTATTGATGACTTTTCAATCCTGCCAGAAGATATGCCTGGATACTATGAAGAAAATAGTGTTGGGAAAATTATCTTAATCAATAAAAAATTAAAGAGAACCAAAAGCAAAATCTGCGTATTAGCTGAGGAGTTAGGTCATTATCACATGACCGTAGGAGATATAACGGATCAGTCAAAAGTTGAAAACCGAAAGCAAGAACTAAAAGCAAGACGCTGGGGATATGAAAAGCTTGTTAGCATCGAAAAATTAGTACAAGCCTCAGAGCAAGGCATAAGAAATAGATATGAATTAGCAGAGTACATCGGTGTCACTGAGGAATTTCTGGAAAAAGCATTAGCCTATTATAGAGAAAAGCACGGCACTTATTATAAGACTAGTAATTACATAGTATATTTTGATCCATTATGGGTCTATAAGAAAGTTTAATACATAATAATAACCCTGAATTATTCATCATAATTTATCCAGCATTGCTTCGTGCCGCATAGTTACAGTAGTTTTGCATTATTATTGGTTTCACTTAAAAAGTGAAACCAATACAATAGAAAAAGAGTTTCAACTTTGTTAAAATGAAGTCACCGCAACTAACATTTCACAAAGGAGAAACACTTATGTCTAGTCTAAGTGCACTTCACTCAGAAAGCAACAGTAAAATTAAAATTAATTTCGCAGGAGGGGATTTATCCTCCGATTCTGGCCTACTTCTGATTAAGGAATTCGCCCATAAGCTTGGTTTTCCTAAACTAATTAAAAAGCTGTTTAAAACCAATGATACTGCTACACGCACCCAT